TCAGCACTCCGGCAGCGCAAGCCCATAGTCGTCAGTGGAGACTTGAGCCGCCTCGTTGAGTCGCTGGCGCAACGCAGTAGTTAGTTGCCGCTCCACTTCCCAAGGATCCGACAAGGCGGCGAGTTGCGGCGCTAACTGCGGCGACAGGCTCATCAAAGAATGATTGAGCGCACGTGCCGTTTCAAAAGCAGCTTTCTGCACAAAGCTGATTTCCACCAGTTCGCCCTGCGCCTTGCGAAACTCCATCTCAGCCATCCGCGCCAAGTAGTGCTCGCGATGTGCACGCGCTTTCTGAAAGTCCGGAGTCTGCCCTTGCGCAGGATCAGCGGGCGGCGGCGCAGCCATTTTAGTCGGCTCAGATTGGGCTGCGACGTGACTGTACACATCACGCTGAAGCCGCTCCTGTTGGTGGCGAGCAGCAACGGCAGCCTTGCTCGGGTCGGCGGTATCGCGGATCAGCGCTTCAGTGGCCAGCACGTCGACCTGCTTGCCATTGGGTGACAGAACCAGGCGGCCATTCTCTTTCAGCCAGGTGATGTAGCTGGGTGACCGGCCTATGTGCGCGGCGAAGGCGCTCTTTGACAGGTACGTTGCTGTGCTCATAGGCCCTCCTTTTCAGCGGCTTTTCAATGAATCCTTTCAAGATTTCAATGGATTGAAATTTCAGTAAGCTGGCGGGCCTCCCACTAACAAGATCCCGCGGGTTTCCGACCCCGTGTCCTTTGGAAGTCCCCAGGGTCCCCGGCGGTTTTCCGCCCGGTCCGGTCCGTCGAGTGCCATGCCCTGCCCCCATCCCCTTGGAAAGACGGACATCCCTGCAAAGGTTTCAGCTAGAGAGATTCCGCGAGTTCGATAACCCGTGTAGGGGGCGGCCCTCGGGGAGGACCCGTGAAATCTGCCCCCTACCCGGCCTGCCCGGCTCATGCTTTCGGCTCGGCCTCGCTCAGGTCCAGCCGCTTGGCCACCCAGCGTTCGTACAAACCGATGGCGACATCCGCGCCGGCCATCGCGGTCAGGCAACCCAGGGCGCCCGCTGTCCAGATCGACAGGCCCGCACCGAACAGCAACATCATCGCTGACACGCCGCAGACGATGCAGGCGCCGGACCGAAGTGCGAGGCGGCGCAGTAACGCCCAGCCTCGTGCCCCGTCCTTGTCAGCGCGCCACATCTCGCCGGACACGCCGCCCACCAATGACAGGGCAATCACCAACCAGATCGGCATCTCTGCCAGCGCCTGTTGCTCGTTCGTCATTGCCCTGCCCCTTAAACAAAAAGACCCGGCGCAATGGCCGGGTCAGGTGGTGGGTGGCCTACCGCGCTTTGCGGTCGCACCCATCGAAGATGGCCCCTTTTTACAGGTCGATTCTGGTGGCAGCAAGACCGGTTTAATGCCATCCGGTGAATGTGTGGGTGACGCCCGGTGAACGGCTGGCGAATGTCGGTGAATATCTATCCCGGCTGTCTTTTGCTTTTCCGGCGTCCCATGCGTCCCACCTCTCCGAAACTAGGTGGGACGTCTGAAAGCCCCGTAGATTGGGACTTTGCCCCACCGTCCTACTTTTATCTCTCTTTTCTCGTGTATAGAGAGAATATTTAAAAACACGCGTGCGCGTGAACACGCGCATTGATGCCCGCTACGCATACACGGGCGGGAGGCATGAAAAAGGTGGGACGGTGGGACAGCCCAACAACGACGAGGCCTGCGCCCGTCCCACCACTGCAAAAAGCAGTGGGACGGAGGCAGGCCGGTGGGACGGCGTAAGCCAGAGTAATGCCCACGATCAAGCCGCTTCCCCCAGGAGGAAGTGCTCGACCACGATGTGGGCGTCATGCAGGCGCTGGTAGTAGAGATTACGGGTGCAACCACTCTGAGCCAGACGCGCAGTCAAAGGCGCATCAGGCTGGAAGTAATGCACCTGGACCACCGTCATCAGCTCGGGATCCAGGCGTTTCTTCACGATCCGCTCGATGTCCAGAGAAGCCTCCAGCGGCACCCTGCTCCCACGCCTGCCTCGCACCAGCTGACCACCGCTCTCCATCATCATGGCGACCATGTTGCCACCTGAGTATCCAGCGGCCACTTCGTCGCTGTGCAGCTCCTGCGCCCATTGCTTGAGAGCCATATCGATCGCTTTAATCATCGAAGCACGGCTCCTCGAACTCAGGTTGTTCCAGCGCCGGCGCCCTGCCCCAACCCTCAGGTTTCTTGTACGCCCAAGGCCGCTGGCCGCTCTTGCTCAAGGCGCCCAAACGGAACCGTCGCCAGCCCAGTCGATGGAGGATCGCTCCCACACGCATCTGCTCGGGTTTGCCCCAATGAGCGGGATCGAGCTTGAGCGCCTGACTCATCACCTCACTGCCGGTGGTGGTCTCGCCGATCTGCGACTCTTCCAGCCAGGTCAGGATTGGCGTTTCCCATTCGTCCACCACAAAGCGTTCGTCCTGTTCCTCGCTGAACATCGGCGCCTCCTCTCGCGTTACCCACCAGAGGTCACCGGCCTCAAAGCAGAACATCGCTTCAGCCCAGAGTTGGTCGCGGATCTCGCGCAACAACGCCACGTCGACCTTGGTACAGGCCACCGGCCAATAACGTCGGTTGCCGGTGGCGTCCTTGAGGTACTCGTCCTGGTTGGTGGTGCCGACGAAAACACACTGGCGTGGCACGTCCAGCGTTCTGCGGCCATAGCTTTCGCGGTAGGTGTCAGTCGATGCCGAGAAAAACTGCTTGGCCTTGGTGCTCTCGGCCTTGTTGAAGCTGTCCAGCTCGCCCAGCTCAACAATCCACTTGCCACGGATTGCCTGAAAGCCGTCCTTGTCGCCGAGGGCAAACGGCGTGTCCATGAACCACTCACCGCCGAGCACGCTCATGGCAGTCGACTTACCGGCGCCTTGTACGCCTTCGAGGATCATCACCGAGTCAGCCTTGCAACCGGGCTTCATGACTCGCGCCACGGCCGAGATCATCCAGCGTTTGCCGACCTTGGACGTGTAGTCGGTTGTCTTCACACCCATGACATCCGTCAGCCAACGCTCCAGGCGCGGTACACGATCCCATTCGAGTTTTTTCAGGTACTCGCGCACCGGGTGAAACGCGTGGTCGTGGGCCACGACGCTGACAGCCTCGATGACGTGCGAGGACTTCACGCGCAGGTTGTACTGCTGCGCAAGCCACTTCATCACGCGCACGTCGTCGATGTCGGCCCACTCGCCGGTACCACCGCCATAAGGGGCGGCGCGTAACTTGACGATCTTCGAGCTGAAAGCGCAGTAGCTGATCACCCCGGCCCAGCGTTCGTCATGAGCCAGGATCAGTTCGACGTTCTGCATGTGCGCGATCAAGGCGCCGCTTTCACTGCGGGCGAGTTGATCTTTCCAGCCACCAGCCGCCGGTGGACGGACCACGGCCAGCACCTGACGACGCACGGCCTCCAAACCTTCGGCGACGTGCAGGTCGTTGAAGTCGGTCCACTTGTCCTGGCGCTCGACGGAGAAGATCGGCGCAACGACTTGGGCGCCGACGATCAGAGCAGCATTGCTGGCCTTCTCTTCACCTGGGTTCCAGGCATCGCCATTAGGCTTGGTGGTCTTCCAGTCGTCATCGCGGCAGATGATCAGCGGGCAACCGGCGAAGCGTTCGCGCATGACCTTGCACACGGCCAGCAGGTTGCCCGCATCGAAGGCCACCGCTACGGCGAGCGACGTCGCCATGTGCAGGCTGGCGCCGGTGGCGTAACCCTCACAGACCAGCACCGGTTCGCCCGGTACCGGATGCGGACCGAGCAGAAGAAAGGTGCCCTCCTTTGCCATCCCGTAAGGCCAGTAGGATTTGTCGCGACCGGTGTCTTCCTGCTTGTTCGGGAAGATCACCTGCAGGCCCATGATCTGATCACGGGCGTTCTTCATTGGGACCAACACGGCACCGGTGCGCGGCGCGTAACGCACGTTGATGCCAACGATCTGTTTACGGTCCAGATAGTCGCTGCGCCCGGTGGTCGGCATACGCTCGAACAAACCCTGCGCCCTTTTCGCGGCCCGCCGCGCAGCGTTACTTGCGATTTCGGCGGCGCGGCGCTTGGCCTCTTCCTGGCGAGCGCGCATCACTTCGCGTTCTTCCGGCGACATGCGCCCGGCCTTGACCTTGATCCTCTGCGTCTCCCCCGAACGCCAATCACCGAAGGCGCCGAAGATCAGCGTGTCGCCCTTCGCCGTGCGCTGCTCGTGGACCACGTACCAGCCGTTCTTTTCCTTGCCCTTGTCCTGCGATGTCTTGCAGCGGGTCAGCTTGCCGAACACCAGTGGTTGCGCTGGCTCCAGACCGTAATCGGCGAATTGGCCCAATACCTCATCGAGCATGCTGAATCCCCCGCTCAGAGAGGGATTGGCAACTGATGCACTGCGAGCAACCCGGTGAGGCCAGGCGACGGGCTTCCGGAATCGGATCGTCACACGCTTCACAGAACAGCAAGGAATGGGAAGCGCTTTCTGCTTTGGCAGCGCTGCGCGCAGCCATGGCCTGATCGATGCGTTCCTGCACCAGATCGTTAGCGAAATCGGCGATGTCAGCCACGGTCAGCACCTCGCGTCGTCTGGTTGACGTAGGTGGCGCGGTTGAACAACCCGAGCAGCCCTTGAATGCCCCGGAACACCTGCAGGCGAATCGCCGCGAGTTCCTGATCGGTGACCACACCGTCGCCGATGCTCTTGGCCCAGGTCTCGGCCAGATCAGCAACCTGGCGGAAGTATTCGGCGATGCCCGTCGTGAGCGTTTCGGGCATGTCGTGGGTATAGGTGTCGGCCAGTTCCTGCCAAATCGTGTCGCCGACCAGCGCATGCACCGCATCGAGAATGCGGCGGTCCTTGGTCAGTTCGAGGATCTCGCCGAACTCCTGAATGTTAATGGAGTGGCTCGGGTGGGTCGGCGACAGTTTGTGCTGCAGCGTGGTCGGGTTACGACCGGTCGTGGCAGCGATGGCAGCAGCACCGCCCGGGTAATCGCGAGCAGCGTGGTACAGCGCTAAATCGAGCGGCAGGATTTCCCGCTGCGCCCGTTCCAGAGAACTCAGAGCAATTCGGCTCATGGCATTAATCCTAAAAGTTGCCAGTGCCGCACGACAGAAGTTGGTGATACATTTGCCGCGTGGTCTGGAGAGGCCCAAAGCCGGCTAGGTTCGTAAGACCAACACCGGCACCGTGCCGGGGCGAACAATCCGTTGTTCACCCCTGGCGCAACAGCTGCCAGCTCTGTGGTAAGAACGGCAGCAACACCAAGGCTTCCGAGCCTTGGAAACGCGGTGAAGGTCGGCGGCATGTGGTGTGCTCGCCTTCCGACATCGCGACCCGACCGCATTGTGGTGATGCTATCGGGAGAAACTGGGCGACCCTTGGGTCGCCTTTTTTCTATGCGGCTTGGGACTCTTCCATTTCCGGAGGAAATACGTCATCAAGACTGCATGGCGCTCCTAGCTTATTGAGCGCTCTGACTATGGCTCTGCACTCCGTAAGCCCTGCGATTCGACGTCCTGCTTCGTAATTGCTTATACGTGCCTGAGTCCATCCAAGAGCTACAACGAGTTCCTTTTGCTTGATTCCGGCTTTCTCTCGATGTTCAGCGATCAGATTCATGATGCCCTCCAATTAGCCGGAGCCATCTTAATCACGAATCGCAGATATTTCAACACGCAAAGTGATGATAAATAATTTCAGAGCGTGGTAAAAAAAGCACATGAACACACTCGGCGAACGTATTAAGCAATACCGCAAAGCCAAGGGCATGAGCCAACAAGCCCTTGCTTTCGCTTGCGGTTGGGAATCCCAGTCTCGGATAGGCAATTACGAGAAAGGGGCTCGTCAGCCCAATCTCCACGACTTGCAAAAGATAGCGACAGCACTGGGAGTATCTTTTCCAGACTTGGTAGCAGGAAAAAATCGTTCCGACGTTGAGTCGTACTCAGACGCCATTCAAGGTCGGATTCGGTCTGAAGACCGTCTTGTGAGGGACTACGGAAGATCGAAAGACAAAGACCAACCTGTTAGCAGCCTTGTAGGCTGGGCTAAGGATGGAAAGGTGCCTGTGCTATCAAACGCGCAGCTTGGGAATCAGGGCTTCTTCGACACGGTAGAACCGCCACCAGGGCAAGGTGAAGGTTATCTAAACATTCATAGCGATGACCCAGATGCCTATGGCATAAGAGTCATGGGCGATAGCCTGATGCCCCGCATAAAAAATGGCGAGTTCGTTCTTATAGAGCCGAACAAACGCTTCAGTAGCGGTGACGAGGTCATAGTCCGAACGTCCTCCGGCAAAGCGATGATCAAAGAGTTTATTTATCTCCGAGACGGAATGTACCGGTTGGATAGCGTCAATACCGATTACGAAACTCTTCACATTGCAGAACAAGAGGTGGAGGAAATCCATCTCGTAGGCGGAATATTGAAGTCATCACGATTTCTACACAGTGCCGCACCAATTTAATCACACTATGTGTTGACACAAGCAAGCACATTACGTGATATTTGCCTCACTCTTTACCACAGAGCGAGGCAATACCAATGCGTACCACCGCAACCTTGCATGTCCATCCGGCATGCGTCAGCAATCGCAAACTGATCGAACAGCTGCAGCTCGCCACGGGCTGTATGGTCGTCATTCATAACAGCAAACCCAAGCTTGTTGCCAAGTCCTGCCAGCCCTCTCCTATCGATCCAAACGGTGGAGGGCACGCGGCATGACCAAGTACAAAATCGACAACCGCACCCTGCAGTTGCTAAACGCCCAGGTCAACCTGACCGAGACCTTCAACCACGTCCTGCGCACAGCACAGAAGCGTGAATGCCTGGCATTCCGTCTCAAGGTTGAGCGCGGCGCAGTGGAAAGCACTTTTGTCGTGGAGCTGGGCAGCGAACGCCACACGCTGACCCTGCAGAACGACAAGACGATGCACCTCAAACTGGCCGGCTTTATTGAAGAGATTGCCAACGGTCCGTTCGACGCGAGCAACTCCAGCGACCTGGTGCATCTCCCGCATGCCGATCGTCAATACGGCCATTTTGATGTCCAGGACAAGCAGCGTGTGTTCGAACTGGTGCACACCGGGGGCGTGCTGAGCCTCGACATGGGTTTTGAACTTCCCCTGCATGTGGCGCTGCATCGCACCCATTCGCGCCGCGGCGTCACCGCCATCTTGAGCATCGGCAACAAGAGCCCGCATACGCGCTGCTTCACCTTGTACGACTCCGATGCCGAGATCTACGCAAAGCTCACTGAGTCCATCAACCATCTTGCTGCAGCAGCCACTCCAGCTGCGCACGCTGCATAGGAGGACGCCATGGAACGCACCCTCGCCCAAGCAGCCGCTCAACTCGGCCTCACTCGCCCCAAACTGATCACTCTCATGCGGGAAAAAGGTTTGCTCAAGGGAAACTTGCCGGCGGACCCGAAGCGCGACAAAGCGTACCTGCGGGTCAAGGACAGTCCCTGGTATGACGAGAAACACGGAATGCAGTACAGCCAGTCGACTCGGGTGAAGCAGGCCGGTATCGGCTGGCTGGCCGAGCAGTTGGACATCGATCTTCCTGCAATCCCGGCAGATCGCCGTGACGTGGCCTAGGGAGTACGCCCGCCAGATCGTTGCCATGCGCACACGCGAGGAGCGCAACGCCGCGCTCCTCGAAGTGCCCGAACATCTGCGCGAGCTGACCAGACGCCACTGCCTGAACGCCTGGAACCACCCGGCACGACAACAACGCAAGGAGGCTCGACAAGCCCATGAGTAACGCTGCACAGAATCCGCTTCGCCTGCATCCGGCGCCCGAATCGGCCACCGTCGAACTGCTGTATCGAATCTTCGGTGACGTCCTGATCCCGCTGGAAAAAATCCGCGAGCAGTACTTTCGCAATCTCAACGAGCAGTCGTTCGTGACAGAAATCAACAGCGGCCGGATCCAGCTCCCGATCACCACGCTGGACACCAGCCGCAAGGCGCTGAAGTACGCGCACATCCGCCACGTTGCCTCGCTGATCGACATCCGCGCCTACAAGGCTGATGAAGATATGCAGCGGCAGCAGGACGGCCAACGCCAAACGGCACCCACACCATTGACGGTTGTCACCACCAGCCAATGACTTACGAGGAGCACATAACATGACAGCAATTCAAATTTGCGCACTCATCACCCTGATCGCTTTCGCCGGACTACTCATTTGGGCTGGTTACAAGATGGGCCACATCGACGGAAAATCTGCGGGACTAAAAGAAAGAGACGAAATTCAGCGCGCCGAAAGCGTCAAGCCCATTCGTGAACTACAAGCAAAGCTCGACTTCTTCCAGCCAGACCATCAGCGCCTGGTACAGCGATGCAAGCAACAGGATAAGGATCCGCGCCTCGGCGAATTAGCGCGTCCAACACTGCTGGATATCGCCGAGAAGCTCAGGATCGCAGCCGAGACATTCGCCGCACTCCGTACCAGGAAAAAAAAACTGGAACGCGAAACCAGAGCCTTGCGCCAACTAGCTCTCGCCATGGCCTGCTCTCTGGACGCAGCAAGTGAAGGAGAAGCAGCATGAACGGCACGCTCTCCTACTTCGGACCAACTCATTATCGGATCTCAGAGCAATGCGGCGAACAATCTCGCCTGCGAGCACGAATGTCGACCGCTTTGCTCTTCGACGACACGCGAGTCGATACCCACGAAATTAAAAGCCTCTGCTGCGCAGCAGCAGGCATTAATGCTTTTCCTCAAGCCGCTACCGAGGCATCTACCCCACACCAAAAGCTGCGCCGGGCAGCGCCTCCCAATGCAACGCTGAACGCTCAGAAACGCTCGCCCGCACAGCTTGCCGAGGGGTATACGCAGTGTAATGAGGCGGCAGAACCATCGCTGCCGACCTATCTCCTCGACAAGATTCCAGAAGACAAGATGGCCGAACTGGTCGGTACCACGCGCCGGGCATTGCAAGGCAAGCGCGCCCGAGGCGTCATTCCCAAAGGGGTTTGGAACAGCATCGATAGCCGCATTTATTACAGTCTAAGGAGATACGAAGCATGGCTCGAGAGCCAATGGGATTGCCCACCGGAGTTGAATTTGCTGGACAGTCCGTCCGCATTCGCTTCACCTGGAACGGGCAACGCCGTTGCGAAACCCTCCCCTATCCCCAAACGCCGAAGGGGATTAAGGCTGCCGCCGACCTACGCGCTAACGTAACCAGCCTGATCAAGCACGGCGTGCTCGATGATGAACGCTACGCCGAACTGTTCCCCAACTCCACCTATGCCAACTACTCGGCGACTCCCCGTTTCGGGGAGTACGCCCAGGAATGGCTCAACAGTCGCGAGATCGTGGCAGGCACACGCAAAAATTACCTCGGCTCGCTCAATCTGTACTGGATGCCGTATCTGGCAATGCTGCCCATCGACAGCATCACGTCGGTGATGCTGCGCAAGGTGGTGGCCAATACCGAATGGCCGACGCCGGGCGTGAAGCGCGCGGCGATCCAGCGTCTGACCACGGTGTTCGGTACCGCAGTGAAAGACGGCCTGATCAACCGTAACCCGGTGGAGTCCATCGAACTGCCGGTGAAGGCCAAGAAACCCATCGATCCCTTCACCGTGGGTGAGGCCAACCAGATTATCGATCACCTATATAAGACGCTGACCCATTCGATGCGGATCTACGCGGCGTACTTTGAGTTCGCCTTCTATACCGGCATGCGTCCCAGCGAGATTGCTGCGCTGCGCTGGGAAGAAGTCGACAAGGAGAAGCGACTGGTCAACGTGTGTCGGATTGTCGCGGACTACAAGATCGAGGAGCGCACTAAAACCCGCAACAGCCGACAGGTCATGCTCAACAGTCGCGCCTTGCACGCCGTCAACGAGGCTGAGCGCATGGCTCAGGAACGTGCCAAGCAAGGCCGCCGCAAGCAGGCGGAATCGCCTTTCGTGTTCCCTCCGACCAAGAACTTCGAGTTCATTCAACAATCGAGCGTCACCGACAAACATTTCCGGGCCGCGCTGACCGCCCTGAAGATTCGCGCCCGTCGGCAATACAACTGCCGGCACACTTACGCTACCATGTGCCTCATGGCGGGTATGAACCCTGCATTTATTGCCACTCAGCTCGGTCATAGCGTTCAGATGCTGCTATCGACCTACGCCCGATGGATTAACTCCAGTACCGACTGGCGCGAACTCGGGAAGCTCGAAAACAGCCTGATTGGTACAAAATTGGTACAGACTGAAACAGTACCCCTCTGA